AATTAGCCAGGTGGGAGAACTCTGGATACCAGGAAGACCATGCAATAGATGCAGCAAATTACATCTTTTTGGCTGGTTCTTTAGAAAAATATTGATTTTTATGATTAAGTGCTTGACAGAAATAATCAGTTTTTTAGAATTGGCCGTAGGTCATTTTCACTGTAAGCATACAATTTGTAAGCATACAATTTGCAATCAATCGAATAATCAAAAAAACAAAAACTTAAAAAAAGAAAGCATACAACTTGTAAGCATACAATTTGTAAGCATGCAATTGAATGAGTGACTGGCCTGCATCAAAATTAGATGACCTCTTTATGGAGGCAGCTGAAACCGAGAGGAAGTTGCCTTCACCATTCAGAAAGCAGAAGATGGCCTCATGGCCTCAATACAAGCTGACCTGGCAGGCCTATGGCTGGGATAAAGATGCACCAGTTAAACTTATTTCACCAACTACAAGAGAAGTTACCAGGCATGACGTAGCACTAGGGTTTGCCCTTTTGACAACTGTAGAGGATAGGAGGCTGATATGGGCAGTGGCTCATTCAGCTGCATTCAGAGAAAGAGGCCCGAAATGGACAAAGATATCTAAGATGATTGGGAAGTCTGTGCATATTACCAAACAAGAATATATTTCAGCATTGGTACGGTTATCACTCATCATAGCTGACAGAATGCCAGAGTGGGCCAGGATTGGATTTGAGCGAGCAAATCAACATAATGATTCATTGCATTAAAAAAAATGCGTTAAATTGTAAATAATGCTTTACCAATTAATCGAAACACCATACATTTTGTATATGATCGGGGAGCTATCTCCTACTACTGGTTGCTTCCACAACATTTAGTTAACAGACAACCTCCCTGATCTATTCACATCTTTCATAGATATCTGACTTAAATACGAGTTCATATTATTTCCCTACAACTTGGGCTGCTTTCGGGCAGCCTATTTTTTTGAGGTCACATGGCAAGGATAAGTGTAACTAAAGAGATCATGGAGAAGATCGCCTTCAGACTAGCTGATGGTGAGAGCCTCAATGCTATCTGTAAGGCAGCAGATATGCCTCATCGGGATACTGTGAGTAAGGCAGTTCTCCAGGGAGATGATGAAGAGATAAAGGATTTGTATTCAAGTGCAAGGATCATGCAGATGGAGAAGCTGTTGGATGATTGCCTGGACATCGTTGATGAGGATTTGCCAGAGAATATGGATAGTCGTTTCCTTAATGCAGAGGTGCAGAGGAGAAGGCTGAAGATAGATACATTGAAATGGGTGATAGCTAGGATGTCACCGAGAGGATTAACTAATCGTGGAGAAGATGTCGAGAAGGACAAATCGATTGTCATTACCTGGGCTGACGGAGCAGTTGCGGCAGAGTGATCGTAATGTGAACTTTGTCTCATTCACAATGTGCTATCGTTGTGGTGAGAAGGAAGGCAGAACGCGGAAGGGTGATGAGATTATATGTGTGGATTGTGAAGCTAAGGAAGAGGGATAGATATATATAATGTGTACTGTCTGTCGGCAACTTCGTGCGCGAGGCAGGCTGACCAGGCATACCACCCATCAGAATTCTATTCCGTTGCGTATAATCCAGCAGGCTCAAGTATTGTTGGAGATTATGTAATGCACCCAGGGATTGTGCTACCTTTTGTGCTACGTTTAAGATAAATACTTTGTTTTTTTAGGGGGAAGTCATACCCCACCCAGCCCCAATTCGAGCGCGATTCTTATATCGTTTATATACTCTGAGGAGAGTGTCTGAAATGGACGCACTAACCCGTCATCACTATAACAGTATTGCTTCTGGAACCGCAAAAGAAAGTAAGCAGGGATTGCAGACAGTAAGAGCCATAACTGTGGAGATGGACAACAAAGTCTTTCTTATTCCTTCCTGGTGGAACGGCAAGGAAGTAGATATGGAGACTGCTATTCAGAATGCTATGAAGTCTGGTGAAACTTATCCGCATAGGGATATAGCACCTGGACAAGACCCAAGGAAGCTAGAAGACGAATTACTTAACCTCTACACCCAAAAAATTAAGCCGACATGGAATATAAAGGCAAATAGTGACCCAGAGGTAGCAAAAGACATTTTGGCCTCTCAGCGATGAAAATAGAGATACCTTACGCACCTCGCCCTATACAAGCGAAATTGCACCACCAGATGATGCAAAAGCGATGGGGTGTCGTTGTAGCACACAGAAGGTTTGGCAAGACTGTATGGGCCATAAATCACGTCTTACGGGATGCTATTCTTAACCAGAAGAAGA